TGATGTGGTAGCCCCACAATGTCTTTCTGAAGACAAAAATTTAGATTCTATGAATCATAGGCATAGCAAGCTCATGAATATTACTAGAATCTACGATCGTGGCGATTATGAGCGCTATGGTTTTTTGCGACAAGTGCGCCCTAATCATGCCTTTTGTTTAAAGCGTGATTTATGCCCGCATTATCTCGCGGATGAGGATAAATGCCGACGCCTTTATGAGCACGGTGTGTCTTTCAATCTCGGTGGCAACCGATGTAAATCAATTGCTGCCTGCGAATTGGGTGACACTTTACCGTCACTTATTACCGGTGACACCAACCCTTTCTCTATTTTGGAGGAGGAGGTAGATGTTGTTGGTGGTGGTTGTGGTGATAGAACTGTGGAGTTCCCAAAATATCCTCCTAAGATGAAGAGGAAGGCTTCAGGGACTGATTTAACGGACAATAATCTCGATATGAAGTCTGTTAAAGCTGCTCAAAAGCGTCGAGGGTTAGCGGCTACTCCTTGTGGCAGTTATTTGGCCACTATATCGCGTATCAAATCGCGTAATTTGAGCCCCCGTGTTCGAGTGGTCAAAGCCCATTTGCAGTCACACGATGAGCTCGTTGATGATGTGCCGACTTTTATTTATAAGGGAGAGCAAGGTCGTCTGGGGGACATTGTGGATGCTGTATTTCCCGTTGGTAGGTCGTGGTCGGTTGAGAGCGATGATGACGTTATAGATCGTATTGTCGGTGATGGTGATCTTAAACGTGTTAGAAACTTACTCAATCCTTTCGATTTTGGGATTACAGTTGATACTGATCGTATTTTGCAGGCTACAAGGATGTTGACACCGCTGTGCACACTCATGTACCAATTGTATAATGCTGATAGTAAGACTTCTGCTTTGGTGGCCGCTTTTTCTTATTTGGAACGTATGGCTGTTGAAGATGATTACAACACTGTTAAGGTTGGTATCACTTGGATGTCCGGTTTCGTCGCGACCTATAAGGAAGTTGTGTCAGCGCATCTTGAAAATGCGTATGAGTATCTTACTGACAAGATACGTGTTGCTGGTGTTGACACCTTTGGAGTGAAGCTTCAATCCACCGATGTGCACAATATTATGGGTGTTTTGGAAAGTGTGACTTCCGGTGTACAGCACCATAGTAAAGCACAATCCTTTGTGTGGCTTGTTGCATTTATATTCACTAGTATTGGCGCTGCCAGAACAGGCGTTTTTCCCGATTTCAATAACTATTCCCGACAATCCGTTGGTGTTGTTAATAAAATCTTTATGTTAGGTTCTGGAGGCGTCACAGTGTGTTTGTTCATACATGCGGTGAAGAATTGTACTGAGTTCGTTAATGACTTATTAACTAATGGACTTAACACCTTATGGACTAGCGAGATAGCGCTCGTCACGTCACTAAAACGTCGTGGCCTGAGTTTGCTTGAACGGTCTATATCTATCACGGTCGATCTGGATTTCAACAAGATTGTTTCATACGGTTTTGATCTGGAGAAGTTTATGGATGAAGTTTCAACTCATAAGTCCAAATTTTCTTCGCGCAGTTTAGGTACCAACATCTTGGGTGTGGGCTTCACGTCTGAGAGTAATACTGCCATTGTTTGGGCAAGCGTCAGTAAGATACATACGGAGCTGTTGACGCATCATGCCAAGTATAAAGTGATGATGGCCGGCATAGCTTATCGTAGGCAACCTTTCGCCGTGGCTGCCGTTGGCGGCAGCTCACTAGGCAAATCCCTATGGGTTCAGGCCACAGCTGCTACTATTAATTTGTATTTGGGTATTGAACATGATCCACGCTTGATTTATACTGTTAATCCTGGGAGTGATTATTTTGATGGTTATAAGCCATATCAGACAATTACCGTTATGGATGATGTGGCCACATTGCGATCAAATTTTCAGCCTAATGGTGATGTTCAGGTTAAACATCTCATTAGTATGATTAATAATGTGCCTTTCCTGACACCTCAAGCGGATTTGCCGGATAAGAAGACATGTCCTTTCTTATCTCGTGCCTTGTTGATTACTTCCAACACAGCTGACCTTGATGCGCATGTTTATGCAAATAATCCTGCTGCTTTACTTAGACGTGTGCGGTATAGAGTCACTCTTCAAGTCGCTCCGGACTTTGTCAATGCTTCGAATGGCTTGGACGCCGGTAAGGCTTCAGCATGGCAAGCCGCACATGGTTCCGACAATGTCTGTTTTCCCCCTTTTTGGGTTTATACAGTTGAAGAGTTGAGCGCCGTCAACACTGGCACGGATGGTTCAAAGTTTAAAATGGACACTCGTACCAACATTATTATGGAAAATGCTAACACGCAAAAGTACTTATCTTGGTTTCGGAATGCTTGGATTGAGCACGAGGCTGCCCAGGATAGCGCTGTTGCTCAAGTGCATGATTTGAAAGGTTTACGCATGTGCACTCATTGCAGCATTGCACATCCTTATCATGCTGATGATTGTCCTCTTGGTGTTAACACTAACGTTGCACAGAGTGATGACAACGTGCTTACCGTTAAGGGTTGGTATGAGTGTGTGGTCCTTAATTCTTATGGTATCTTTGTTGCTTTCATGATGTGGTGTTTTACTTGTTTGCACGCTTGTGTTATGGGGTGTGTCAATTACGTTGGGGCTTTTAGAGATCGTGTTTTACATACTTGTGCTGCCGTTGAAGATACCTGTAATCACATGTCCCATATGGCGTTGGTGTGGAAATCAATTGGCACTCCATTGGCCATTGCCGCAGCGTGGTTTGGTATTGGGTATTCATGGCTCCTGGCTTTCCCCACACTGGTGTATCTTTACTTCCTGTCCTTCCCTATGCGTCGTGTGCGTTCTTTAATGACTTACAAGACCGTGATGGTGTCCGCTGCTACTCTTATTGCTAGTGGCATCATATTGAAGAAGATACTTCATAAGGAGAATAAACATATTAATGCGCAAAGTGACAACAGTACCACTTGCGACTTTTCCTATAATGATGCAGCAGCTGTTTGGGGTGACGGTCAGTGTAGACCCTTTGTTGGCGAATCCCGCACCGTAGCCATGTCACCAGCATCTGGTTGTACTAAGGGCTCTAGTTTACCTGGGGCCCTAAAGAGTATTGAGAAGACCATATTTGTGGCTAAGGTTACGAGTGCCAAAGGTCCCGTTGTTGCTAGTTCCGTTGGAAACGGTTTCGTTTATTCGATGAATCCTCCTGTGGTTGGTTTAAACAAGCACACTTTTGCTGTTCATCAGAAGTGTGATCGTGTTTCCATCAAGATGTTATTTTTGCCGAGTAGCGATGGTACCACCGTCAATGATGACAACACTACTCGACCCATGTCTGTTTTTAAGTTCGAAGTGGATTATGCAGACATTCATTTTGAGGATAATAACGACTTGGCAATGATATATGTTTCTGGTTTGTCACGTACTGGGTGTAGACAATACTTCGTGCGTGAGGCCCATTGTCACGGTGGAATGGGTCCTGAGTTACGGACTCGTGACAAGACTGGCAACATGGTGGAACGCAAATTGGAGAATTATCGTTCAGGTGGCCCGCGAACTTTTGACAATAGTGGTATATATGAGAAGACGGTGACACTCACACGTTCTTATGTTTACGACTTACCAAGGAACCCCACTGATAGCGGAGATTCTGGTTCGTTACTTTTGGTTTTTAGGGGCGATGATGCGGTGTCCGACACCTCGGGTGTTGGTATAGCGGGCTTCCATGTGGGGGTTAGTGCATCTAATCTGTATGTTGCTCCTTTGAGTGTTGATTTGTGTGACAGAGTAGTATCGCGTGTTACGCAAAGTTTCGAAAGGAAACGTCGTGAGAACGTTGGGCCAATTGAAGCATGTGTAGCGCAGTGTCTAGCAGATAAAACTCCCGTTGGGGTCCACGATCATATCTTTGACTTGGATAAGGGTTCTCGGAATTCTGCGTTACAAGACACACACCCTAAAGCCGCCATTAATTGGGTAAGTGTTGAGGGTGATGTTGGTGTTAACGTGTTCGGTTCTGTTATAGGTGATTCTCGACATAAACAGGGTTTGTCTACTAGTTATTCACCTGCACAATGGTCTGACACTATGTCTTGTATGGGGGATGTGTTGGGTGATGTGGAGCGTAAATATACGCCTACTGTTGTGCCTAGGGATTCTCTATGGAAAGTGCATCATAGAACTCTGAAGGATTTATTACGTGATGGTAGTGATGGACATTCAATCCCCAATAACATTGCTGACAACGCTGTCGTTGGGTTAGTGGATGATATTGTTCGGGCTGTTAAGGCCACAGGTAATGATAAAACTTGGGCGAATTTTGGGGTTTTATCTTATGCTGAAGCCGTGAATGGTCGCAACGGACATTTTGAGGCCATTAATTGGAAAACAGGTGGTGGATTTGGTTATAATGGACCCAAATATAAGGTGAGGCAGGAAGTTTATGGAGGCATTGCTTCTTTGGATGGCATTAAGAGTTTACCCCATTACCAATTTGATGACAAAACCATGAATAGTATTGAGTCTGCTGATGCTTTACTTAGAAAGGGGATTGACCCTGGTTTTGTGTATACTACCCATCTTAAGGATGAGATACGCACCATTGCCAAGGTTAACGACAATCAAATTAGGATGATTTGTGGTGCCTCAGTTCCTGCCATTGTTTTGATGCGTAAATATTTATTGCCTATTATAGTGTTTATGCAACAAAATCCATTGGCGACTGAATGTGCGGTTGGCATCAATGTCGAGTCTAATCAGTGGGATGATTTGGCTCATTATATGCGTGAGTACGGTGATGAGGATCGCTACATTGCTGGTGATTATAAGAATTTCGACAAAAATCAAACTTTGCAAATCAGTGTCATGGCAAGTAGAGTCATGTATGGGTTGGTTTTGCACGCACATTCTCTTAAACTTGGTATTTATAGTAGCGATGATTTGCTTGCCATTCATACATTGCTCTTTGGGCTGTGTTATCCTAAGTATGATCATTTTGGTGTGATTCTAGGGGTTTGTGGCACTAATCCGTCTGGTAATTCCATCACAGCCCAAAGGAATTGTATTGCCAATAGTTTATATACTCGATGTGCATTTATATGGCTTGCCAAGGAGTGTTTGGGTGTATCTCCTATTGTTGCTCGCAACATGTTTGCGCGTGTTGTTAGGCAAATAAATTATGGGGATGACATTTTACAAGCTATACGGTCTGGTTTTCATTGGTTTAACCATGATACCTTGGCATATGTGTTGGGACTATGGGGTGTACCTTTTACACATGCAGATAAAACTATTAGTGTTGGGAGACCATATGATCACTTCGGAGGGATCACATTTGTCAAGAGGTCCTTCGTTTTCAATGAAGAGATTGGGGGTTATTTAGCCCCACTTGATAAGTCCTCTGTGGTCAAAAGTTTGTATTTTGTGAATGATTCCGCCTGTGCAACTCGTGCTGAGGCCCATGTTTATTCCATCCGCGCTGCTGCAGAAAATGTTTTGTCGCATGGTCGGGATGTTTATGATGCTTTTTGCGATAGAGCTCGCATTTTGGTGGACGCCGCTGGGTTGTATGGGATCGAACGACAAGAGGCTTTGAACTTTTGTAGTTGGGACTCTTTTGTCGAGCGTTGGAAGGCTAATTCTGTGAATAGGAAGTTCGGTCGCAACCCATCATATGCATCCCCCCCACCTTACACCATTATACTTCAGAGTGGTGCATTGTATAATATGATTTAATGGAGATTGTGCTATCCACCCAATGTTAATTCTGGGAAAATTGCACATGTATAACATAGTTACTTAGCCCTAAATTAGTCCTACATGCACAGTAGGGTGAGAGGATGTTATGCAGCGTAGCTTAGTTGCCATTACGTTTTGCGCGCGTTGTATCGTAGGTTTTCGAGCAAGCTTCGGTCGGCTTGTTTGATAAAATTTGACCACCTGTTTCTAATCATAATATTTTGACGTTTATTGATGATAACGTCGGGGAGGTGCATGCTGCACCTTCCATTACTGATCCCACATTTCATCGTGGTGAGGATCATGCTGCCCCCTTTTCTGGTTGGTTTTCTCGACCCTTGCGTGTTGCCAGTTATTCTTGGTCTGAGGGCACTCAACTGGCCGAGGGTTTTAATCCCTGGATGAAATATTTTTCTAATCCGGAGGTTTATTCGAAGATCAAGGGGTTTTCTAGATTGCGGTGTAAATTACATGTCAAATTGTTAATTAATGCTTCCCCCTTCCAATACAGTTTGGGAGTGATGTCTTATCGTCCTTTGGCCGGTAACACTTCCATTCCAGCTTTTTCTGGTGGTGAATTGGATGATTATTATAATATTAATAATAGTTTTAGTTCTTTAATGTCATATACTCAAATGCCTCATGCCCATTTCGAGCCCCAATATTCTAAAGGGTGTGAGATGGAGTTGCCTTTTATATATCACATGGATTGGCTACCTCTTGAGAGTTCTGATCTCGCACATCTTAAGGAGATGGGGCGTTTGTCTATAGCATCGTATGAAGTTCTTAGAACTGCTGCCGCTGTGACTAGTGCTAACCCTATTAATGTGTCCGTATATGTGTGGGCTTCGGAGGTTGAGTTGGCTGGGCCTTCTATGTCATTGCAATCCAAGGACGAGTATTCATATAGGCCCGTGTCCACCACTGCATCAGCTATTGCTTCTGCAGCCCATTCTCTGGAGTCGGTACCTGCCATAGCTCCATTCGCTCGCGCCACTGGTGTTATGGCATCTTCACTTGGCAACATGGCGGCGTTGTTTGGATTCTCTAACCCACCGGTTATCGATCCTGTCCATTCTATGAGGATCAATTATGCTGCCAATTTGGCTAGCACTGATATTCCCACGCAAATTGAGAAACTATCTCTTGATCCAAAGAATGAGTTGTGTGTTGATTCTCGCACTATTGGTTTAGACGGTGTTGATCATATGTCTATTCGTCACATCATGGATCGCGACATTTTCTTTACCAATTTTCGTTGGGAAGCTACGGATGTTGTTGACACGGTCTTGTTTCAGACTTATGTCAATCCAGCAGTGTCTGTTGTCAGTGCTTACATTGGTGCGAGTACGAAGTGTATGTGTTCATCTGTTCAAATGGTGCCTGCGGCAATGTTAGGCACCATGTTTGAGAATTGGAAGGGGCCTATCACTTTTAAATTTGTGGTTGCTGCGTCACAATTTCATCGCGGACGTTTGCGAATCACATATGATCCTGCCGGTCCTTGGAGTAATAGCGTTAGTGGTTCAATGCGCTTGTACCAGAAAATTTGGGATTTGTCTATTTCTAACACTTTTGAATTTGAAGTTCCGTATATGGCCGTTGCCGCTTATTTAAAGACTTATGATGCTTGTGTGACTCAGGATAATCCCGCCTTGGTCCCACCTGAGTCTTCATTTTGGGCGCCTCGGGGGATGAATGTTAGACCTACGTATAATTCTCAGTATTTCAATGGTGCCTTTAGAGTGGATGTCATGAATGAACTTACTGCTCCGGCTCCTATTGGTGTACCTATTTTTGTGTATGTTAATACTAAAGATGTGGAGTTTGCGAACCCCACATCTGGTGCTTCGATGTCACAAATATCAATGGTGAAATTGCAGTCTGAGGATGTTATGATAGTTGCTGACGAGATCACACATGAGACAATTCCGATTGTGGATAATGTGGACAACTTGCCTCACGTTTATATGGGTGAGAAGGTTGTTTCGTTGAGGAATATCCTTCATCGATCTGCTTATTGGGACAATATACGACCATCTTTTTTGGGTTCAACTGCGAATCCTGGCTATGATCCATTGGCCACTGGAGCGACAATGAAGAATGCGCTTGTTAGATGGATCTTACCCAGGTTGCCTATGCCATTTTCCGTTATGCGGACGGAAAATGCTTCTGGTTTGCCCACCCAAGGGACTTATGATGGTACCCCGCCTTGGTCATCTTTTAACACCACCATTGCCGGATTCCCATCTAATACCAATTATGGGTGTAATGCTAGGACCACTCCATTGGCACTTATTACGTCGTGTTATACTGGGTGGAGGGGATCAGTGGTTTGGCGGGCTTTTATTAATCAAAACTTTTCTCCGCAACCCAATTCGTCTGTAAGCACTCATCTCGATAGTTTGCATATAGATCGTGATCAAGTTTCTTGTGATGTTCAACGCCCTTTGGACAACTCTGGCATTGGTGGTGCATTTTATAGCAAGTTTAATGTTTTGCAGACTGGAGGAGTTGCTGAAGCATTGGCCCAGATTTCTCCCGGTACAACTGCTAGTACTTTGATTAGCTATTTGAATAATGATTATGAGTCCTTGGGTGTTACTGTTCGCAATCAGTTTTCTGGCGTATCAAAAGCGACTCCAGATCATGTACCCACTGTTGATGCCATATTGCCTCATTATTCACCCAATCGCATGTTGAGTGGTAATCCACAATACTATTTTCCTGTGGCTTCTGGTTATAGCATTCCTACTACAGGGGCATACAACAATTTGGATACTTTTTCCATTAACGCTAGGTATGCCTCTTATAATAATGGATCAACAGCAGCATCATTGCTTTTTGCACCAGATATATCTTTGTATAATCATGCGGGAGTTGATTTTACGTGCTTCAACTTTCTTGCTGTTCCCACTGTATATGTCTATAATGCAAAGCCAGCTTTGGCTACTACTTTCACCACCCCTTCTTTGTTTAATAATACAGGTGCCTAGGGTGGGGCGCCTGTTTTCGGAGTGTGCCGTTCACACAATTTCTTAATGTTATCTTATTAGAATAAGATTTTTGCAAAAAAAAAAAA